CCAACTATCTGATGTTTACAATCGGTAAACTGAAAGTCCTTGTACCAAATACATGTTTTATGAATCTCAAGTATGTTATATATTTTCCCCTCGGTTCTGGTTTTCATAATATGTATGACTCATCAGTCTCTGATTTGTAATATGTTTGAGTTTCTTCATTAAAAACCCACATTCCTTTTCGTTTTGCCTTCTTTTCTCGGGCTGCCTTTACCTCTTGATTTGCTTGTAATTCTGGGTGTAGCTCCTGTGCTTTTCTTCGAGCCCTTGTAATCCCTTCTGCTGACATCGCTTTGTCAAGAAAGCTCTCTCGGGTAATAACATCCCCAGCGACTCCTTGATGCTGCCAGACTCTCCACAATAACTTCCTGTCGCTACTTCGAAGCTCTGGTTGAGCTTTGAGTAGCTTTAGAACTAGATCGTATGTTTTCATATAGTGTCTTATGGAATTTATAATGAATCTATATCTTCTCCTTTTGTTTCCTCCACGTTTGGCATGTGGTTTATAGAATCTTTCTCCTCTAAGTTTTCCAGTAACAAATCAAGCCATTCATCCAAACCAATCTCTTCTATGCATCTGGAAACAGCCAGCTTCCATTTCTCTTTACTTATCATCGCTACTCCTCCTTTTATCCTCCACCCTGGTACTTCTGCTAAACAATAGATTGGATGAGCGAACATTTTTTTCATATCTTCTCTGTTCATATACTTCACCCCCCCTATAATTCTTCAATTAAAACTAGTGACTGGTCTGTCTTTGTCTCGAGAGTATTTGCGACAGCGGGGACCAAATCGGCGATTCTATTCAACCGATTGAAGCCACCCGTATCTGTCACAGTCGCCACCATTGATTTGCCATTGGACAGGTTGGTTATCCGAACTTGGGTATTCATTGGGAGCCAATTAAATGCGATAGTTGCCCTGTTGTCGTCAAGAGTCTCACCATTTGCCATTGTGAGATTTGCCGAACAACCCAGACATCCTGCTTTCGAGTAATGAGATACAAAACCTTTCCATGATTTCTTTTCTCCTTCAACTCTCGTCTTGTTTGCCAATTCTACTTTTGGATTTGGTTTTATAGTCGGCGTTGGTGTAATCTCAGCCGCATATACTGGTTGTACACACATCGTCTGACGACACATGTTGATCATAGGGACGTTTTCACTTCTGCTAATGAACCATATGCCAAAGATAATTCCAAATACAATTCCTAGAATAAGAGCAATGATCGCTCGATCCATATCGTCGTTGTGATAATGCTCGATCGTTATTGGTAGGGAGCTTGTTGTTTTCATATGACATCATTGTATTATCTATGTGATATGGATGTCAACAAGTAGATTTATATAGGATAGTTTTCGTGCGTAGATTCGTGAATTATAGATCGTTTTCCTGATGTCGGAAAAATGGTCAAAAAAAATCGGCGGCGGTCGGAATTTCAAACAAACTCAAAGCTATTGCATTTTCCTTTAATTGATTACTTAGTTTTACCGAAGTCTATCTAGTAAGACTAAATATATATTTCGGGACGTTAATAGCCCCAGACTTCGTAATATATAGGCAATTATTTCCGATGCACAGAAATATCTACCTTTTTACGGTATGGGTACTTTCCGAAAATATGTTTCGTACGTAAACACATTTCATTTTCGGTTCGCAATCTCCATTTCCATAGCTTGGAGACAAGCAGTACCAGTTCACGTCTAATTATTTTACGACGCTCTCGTTGATTACTTCCACGTCGTCAGCGATGAGCTGAATAGAGTAGACGGGTCAACGCTGGCGGCCACCCGATCTAGTAGGTCACACTCCATTTCCGTCTACTCTATTCAATTCACCGAAATCACACGACCCTCTTGCTGTATATGGGTACGAGTAATGATCAACTTATAAAAAGATAGCTTTCCGTTTTTAAGAATGAAGTAGTTGCAGGATTCGCAGAAGTAGCCGATATCACGAAATTTAGAAGCGTTTATGGTCGCTGTAACCAAGTGGTATTTGCATTGTGGGCATTTTGGTTGCTTCATTTTGGGTATAAAAAAATCCGCTTAGCGTAACTGACAAGCTGCAATAAAGCGGCCTTTGGCAAGGTATTAAACTTGCCAGTTGCACTAAACGGACTTAGTACCACTTTATTACTAGCATCCCCCTTGCCATGGGAATTTAATGTAAATATACACCCTCTCTAAATTATTTGTCAAGGGGATTTTATTTGCAATCCTTCAGACCAATTGCTAAAGTAAATACTAGGCAGATCGGTTCACTCGGATTAGGAGGGGGCTTGTCTGCCTTTTTTATCTGCCTAGTATTCATCCTGACAAATTCATGATCTCGATTACTCCCCAATATGAAAGAAGTCGCATGTGATACTCCACCATGTCTGGCGGTAGTGTATCAGCCTCTGCAATGACCCTCAGACTCGTCGTCAGCTGTTCGGCGATAATAGGATCCAGTAAGTCCTCCAGATGCCCTTGTAGGGGCTCTGGCTTTGAAGGATCATAGTCATTTTCATCACCGAGATCCCTGTCTGTATAGAAGTCCGATTCTCTTTCCATCTTATTTGATTTGTTTTTTAACTTCAGTCACAGTCATCTTTCCAGTTTCGTAAAGACCACTTGCTGAAAGACCAATCATAATGAGCGATATAATATTCCTCTCTCCTGTTGAAAATCCAATCAAGGCTCCAATAACAAGAGCGACGACAGCCATGAACTTTGAAGGCATTAGCTCTAAGTTTTTAACCATCTGCACAAGAGCTGTAGTGAGTGGTACTAAATAAATTCCGCTATTTTCCATATGTGTTCACATCCTTTCTAAAAAATATGTAATTATCTCCCCATCAAGAGAGCAAGCATCCCAGCACACATGAACCAAGCTGCCAAAGACAGTGGTCCGACCATTATTGGTGGCAGTGCTATATATAGCGTTACACCACCCCACAAGAGTACTGATGACATATTATTTCACCCCCTTTTTATATTTTTGATGATAAATCATATATAAAACAAAGTTGACGTTGAGGAAAGCAAATGCCTGAATGATAGCGACTTTTCCCGTCGCATTGATACTTGTACAACCTGTCACATTACAAAAATTCATGTGTATGAGGGCGAGTCCAATAGAGAAGTAGCAGATGATTGCCCAGAGGATGAGCAGTCGAAGATTGAAGAGTCCATCTTTAATTCGTGATTCCCTCCATACTCTTGGTATGACAAGAAATACCATGATCAGCTCGGCAACAATGCGTATGCCAAGTGCAATTAGTTGTGTATCATTGAAGTTCATAGTGTCGAAGTCCTGTTGCGTTTGCAATGTCTAACGTGACCCCCTCCTGCATTATTATTTTCTGTAGTTTCTTATTTTTCCGTACTATTGACATCGTCTTATTATCAAGATCCTTCTTTATCTCTCTTACCTCGGCATTTTTGTCACTTACGCCAAGCAGTTTGAATAATATTTGTTTTAACATGATGTCATTGGCGACCGTTGGACACTATTCCCTGGAGGCCAGAAAGAGTTGTATCTACAGTCTGCTTTATTGACTCTAATAATTTTAATGTTGAGTCTCGATGCTCTTTCACATCGTTGAGTCTTTTTTCGTACCCTTCGATAATGAGTCGTATAAACCATACATTACCACATATGGAGATAGCAAGGAGCAGGGCAATTACACCTTGTTCTCCTAGCTTTGTAATCAAAGATTCCATATCCGTATAGTATGTATAGTTTTTAACTTTTATCTCCTTTTTTCTTCTTTAGCAAAGCCTTACGATTTCTGCTAAAATGCTCCACTTGAGATTCCAGAGCCTTCAGCAAAGCGAAAAACTGTCTAATTTTCAATAATATTTTATCTTCAAGAGTGTTCATATTCGATGCTTTGTGGTCAATGAGTATTATGGGCTGGCGTTGACCAGACCTCTTTCATGCTGTTTTCACAAAGTCGAGTATTTTCTGTCTCAATGATTCTGCGCTTCCTGATACCTGTATTTTTTCAAACAATTGCTCGACCGTCACGACATTGCTGTCACCAGATATCCCTGCTTTGTTGCATAGCTGATCCCACTTTCCAGCTCGTCCTCGATTTGATACGAGGTCGTTGTGAAGGGTTTTAATAAGTGAAACGAACTGTCCATCGAGGTAATGGTTTGAATCATTGTCAGAAATATATCCTGCATCTTTGAGCGCATTGAGTACCTGATCAAACTGGGTTGCTTTCTTTATATTATTGTCCATAGGTGGTTGCGGACCATCGGGCGTTGCCTTTACCTCATCAATATATTCTTGAGGGTTGACCGCTCCGAAGTATCCATTGTTGTAATTTATAACAGTATGACTACCGTCAGCATTTACTGTAATTCTTTTGACGGTCCAATGCAAGTGAGCCGCCGTCGAATTGCCTGTATTATCAGAGATTGCCATCTTCTCGCCTTGATTTCTTGTCTGGAAATTATCTATTGAATCGCAGTGTCCAAACGTGTGTTTCCATGTACTTTTGGAGGTCTTTGTAATGACTTCGAAGAATATCCCGTAGCCTTTTGGATCGCTACCTTTTCTGTAGAAAAAGACAGGTTGTGTTGCGAGGATAGGGCGTTTGCCCGTTGGAGTATCAGAATATTTTGTTTTAATGTCCCAGCCATTGTGACCCTTGAGGCCAAACTGAGCATAGTTCTGGGGGTTTACCCCGAAGGCTTGCGTCAGTATAAATGGATCTATTGGCAATACTACTTTCATACGAAAAGTATATCAGATTATAAAATTTGATTCGCCGATGCACAAAAGTCAAACCCTCCCGCAGAACTCGAATACGAGCCAGTTGCGACAGATCCTGTAATAGAGCATGCTTCTACACGGATTCTACCTATAGACCCATCACCTCCGTTTCGAGCAAAGGTATTTCCCGTGCCGCCTGCACACTCAACTTTGTTTGTCCCGATATTTGCTGTTATTGCCTTGATGAATATACTTCCACCCGCACCACCACCTCCAGATCCACCCGCACCATTTGTGGCACCGCCACTTTGGGCGCTTCCATTTGCTCCGTTTGATCGAACTATGGTCGCTCCTGATAGATCTACCGACTTTGCAAATATGAGTAAGAATCCACCACCAGCCCCTCCTTCTCCCCCGCTGTTCCATCCATCCGAGCTATTGTTCTGATTTCCACCCGCACCACCACCTCCACCAAATACTGCTGTTGTGAGATCTGCTGATCCCACACTTCCGCTACCCCCAAGTCCTTTGTCGACTCCAGCCTCTCCACCATCTTCTCCCGCAGAGCCAGCGTTTACGTGTCCTCCTCCTCCTCCTCCAGCGGCATCAGTTCCATTTCCGACTTTTTGATCTCCTCCTCCACCACCATTACCGTTTGCAGAGTTTGAAGATGCAGGAGCTGCCGTGGTACCATCTCCTTGACCTGCTATGGCATTGAGTCCTCCTAGTTCCGAATTCCCGCCAGAGAATCCCAAACCGCTTACATCAATTGTTCCAGTCACCACAAGATCGCCGTTTATGAGTATTGGAAGTATGCCGCCTGTGTTCTGGTCGTTAGCAGTTCCAGTAAGTGTCCCAGAGATGGTCCCGCCAGTATATTCTTTTACTTCTATGACTTGCGCCTGTGACGCTCCAGAGTCTGTATATGTGTAGGCAAGATTATTTGTCAGTGTCAAAGTAGCCCCGCCACCATCGCTTGCAACTTGATTCAGCTCCCATTGTCCGACACCAGTACCACGGGTTTGATATATGAGTACGATATCGCCAGCCGTAAAGGTGCCAGATTTACTCAGTGTGGTCGATCCAGACGTACCACTACAGCTTGACACTGTGCCACCATAGGTTCCACTGGAAGGTACTGCCCCATCTGCGCCCGATCCCCATCCAAGAAACTGTGCCATAATTAAAGTACTTCAGTGGCATATACAAGCACTCTTAGTGTCGCAGGGCTTGCAGAGACTGCCGTAATGTCTATAACGAGCTCGTCACCATCGGTAAGAGATGTATTTGTAAAGCCTGATGTTTCGTTTGCATAAGAAGTAGTTGCAGAAATCGAAGCTTTCACTGTGTCAGAATTCCTTTTTACAGTGATCGTCGCAGAAGTTCCAGAAACGATCTTGTGTTTTATTTTCGTAATAGTCATGGAGGAGCCAGAGACGGGGACCGTCACAGTTGCCTGGGTATTTGCGACAACTAGAGTTCCCTTGATTTCGAAATAGAATCGCACGTAGCGAGTAATCGCATCGGTCCGAAGATCATTGTATTGTGTAGCAGTTGCGTTTGTTCCTGCTGTGACCGCACTTGATGTTGCCATATATTTATTCTACTACTTTTAATCAGCCAATTGTCACACTCCATTGAATTGTCAGCGTATCTCCTGTTGTTTTAGTTCTATTTATTGCAGCTCGACAAAACAAGGTCCCAGATCCTGGAATCGCTGACGCATCGTCTCCAAATAACCCTGCTTCTCGCAGAGTTCCGTTTGCTTCAGTTGTCGTAAAGAACGTCGAGAATGTTGCAACATTTGCTGCTACTTCTCGAACCGATATTGTTTTTCTGAATGTTTCTGCAACTAGATCGGTATCGGTCAGATCTGGCGCTTGTGTGCTTGTGCCGACAGCACAATACGTAATGATTCCTTGATTGTTTGAGGTGGTTCCACGAAGAGCATCTGCAAGGGACGCTTTACCAGCTGTGACAAACATATTGTCAGTCAGTTGCTCATGTTTTATTTTGCCAGTCTTAGCATCTCGTAAAATAACAAGCACTTTCCCTGTTGGAATTATTCTGTCGTTTTGTATTGAGTCTTTCATATTATCCCCATTGAAATAAATTCCATCGAGCACGTGTAATTGGCGTAGCCTGCAAGCTATCTGTGCACCATGTGGCATATGCCCCTGCACTGTCTATTGTAAGTGAATCTGTCAAGCTGTCTGAAAGAAGACTATCACTTACTGCAAGAAGCTCATCGATAACTTCGTTATCATCTAGTTCGATGAGATTTCTATTTGCCTCCAATAATTCTATCAGAAATCTGATGATTCCCATAGTCTTAGACGAGGCTATGGAAACTTCGTACTCATAATTGCCAGCCCCAAAGGACCGAGCAACCACTTTCTGAATAATATAGTCGTCATTGATTCCATAGTCTGAGAGGTTGATATTGATATATTGCCCAGAGAAAAACCCCGTTGTGTATGTCTTGAAGCTACCCTCAACAATGGAGTCTGCATAATCTGTCAGTTCGGCTGACGCTCTGTCACGTGCTGCTGTAGTTGTTGCAATCGTTTTATCAAATATTGCAAACTCTTTTACGCCATTGGTAATAATAGAGGCTGTATCTTCAACAGCAACTAGAATTGGTACGTCATATTGATACTCAACCCGAAGCGTGTCAGTTGTTGCTAGTACCGTGGCTCCGCTATCCTGTTCAACATATTTCTCTTGGAAGTTGAGATAGTAGTCATACCCAGAAGTATTGATATTCTTGATTCCAAGAGTCTTAGTGACACCATTTACCTTGACGGTTACTTCGTGCGGTTTATCTGGTAGCACAAACTTTCGGACAGCTCCATCTCCCTTCGTTTCATAGAACGTCGCATCTGAGAGCTTTGTGCCGCCCCGAACATATACTCGGTTCTTCAGCTGTGAAGCATCCTTTGATATATTCATATCAAAATAATTTGCGCTTGATGAAGTTATATTAAATGGACTTGCTGTCTGAGTAAGTGGGAAATAGTGAATGTCTTTGCTGTAATCGATATACCAGTTTCTACCTGTAAGATCTGCTATCTTTCTCAAGCACTGCGATGGCTGAATATAATTAAATTGAATCTGATCTATTGTTACCCCCTCAACCACGTTAGTTGTGGTAATGCCAAATCCTGGACAATAGGTATTAACAATATCTGCAATTATCTCGGCATCCGTCTGATCTTGATATGTTTTATGAACAAGATTGCGATCAAGCAACCTCACATAGTCAACACAATTTACTGATGCAACAACCGTTCCATCACGCAGCCTACTAGACATGCTAATATTCACAACATATCCAGCAAATAGCCTTGTTCCAGATGATAGAGTTATGATAATCTCATCATCCGTCGAGGGAAATCCGTTTCCTGATAGATCTAGCAATTGAAACGAACAGGTATTCTGTTTATCGTTGATCATGTCCTCGATAATAAGCGTATTTATCAAGATATCGCCAGTCCTGTCAACGCCATCTATTGTTACTGAATAGGTGCTTGCTGAGGTTGTAAAAGTTTGCCAACTACTATACGAGGTCCCACTTGAATTAGTAGCAAACGCTCTGTAATAGTAGGTAGTTGCTGGGGTAAGGTCTGTAATAGAAAGAGAGAATGTCCCTGTGGTAAAAGATCCATCCTCGTAAACTTCTTTGTCTGGGTAATCAACAGTATTGTATTGGAACCCCCGTCTAGTAATTGTCGACGTGCCCGCTGCTGTAATTTCTCCGTTTCCAGTAACATAAGTTTGCGAGATTCCGCTTGCCACCGAGATACTGAGCTCTGGGACACTTGATGGACCATATGCAACCAACATCCAGATAGTCGATATGCTTGTTCCGTTATTTGCATCCGCTGACTTTCTAAACCCTATCTGCGCAGTGTCAAGCAAAGCTTTGGTCCATGGAGTACTTGAGGCCCCAGGTAGACCATACAATGATAGCGGATAGGTCTTTGGGTTCGAGTTCGCATTTGTTACATAACTTGTTGAATTTGGCTGAATAGCAGAGGATTCTTCAACGGTCCCACCCGATTCTGATTTGACACGCACAACAAAAGAGTCATTATCTGTTGATGCGGCACTACCTTTATACCGAACCCCGACGTGTACTACTTTTATTGTACTTGTGCTTGTTATGCCAGCTGGGGTGTTATCAATATTGTAGTCGTCAAGCTCGCCAACCGCATCTGTTCCAGAATCTATCGTAAGAGCTGAGGTTGCATCATCTGGAGTAACTTCATCAACCGCCTGATAGTTATTTGCCGATTCTGGGTCTATCTCATTTGCATCTCCCGCAGCATTTGGCCCAAGTCTAATTATGTGCTCTTCTCCCACCCATGAATTCTCATACGAGCCAGAATCATCATTTAATGCAATATCATCAAAATATAATGTATATTCGTCATTGCCCGAGTCCGTCTTGCCCAACACAATCTGTTGCAGGCCAGCTGCAAGATTGATTGTTGCAGAAGCAAAAGATGTCCCGTCGATCCTACCTTCTACTGCCGTTGTGGAGAGAGTCGTGCAGGCCAGCTTTATTTCAATTCTGTACCATGTATTAAGAGAAAGAGCTGATGAATCCGATCCTATCTGAGCAGTGTCCTCTGTGTTCCATAACTCCAAAGTGAGATCTGCATTGAGCTTTAAGGTAATTTTGTCAGTTACATTATCGCTCCTCAATACTGCGATATTTATCGTGTCACCTGGGGTTTCTGCTATATAAAGATCAAATTTTAGATAGTAGTCATCTGCTGTTGCGGTACTTTTAACAACATACCGAACATTTGATCTTGGATGCACTGCACTTACATACTTAGATTCAAATGAATATGTCCCGCTTTTTACGGGAGAAGTTACTATATTAGCCGATTGTCCAGATGTGCCTTCTGAAAGATCAGATATTTCAACGCCAGCTGTCAAGCTGTTGAGCTCAAACCCAGAAGACAATAAACGTGCCATGTTAGAATCTCAATTGCATTTGTAACTTTTTCACGATGTTATCGCCGATCTTCTCGCCCAATCTCTGTGCAGCAAATTCGTCGCTGATAATAGCATCATTAAGGTTCACCACGAGGTTTGCAATACTCCCGCCAGTCATGCTCGAAGACACTCCAACAGCTGCTCCATGGGCTGGATTTACTATGCCCACGTCGAGATCTTCCATTGCTCTGTTGACCAAGTGCACTCCACGATTAACAATATCAAGAACCGAAGGCGAGTGCCGCTTTGTGAAATCAAGGGCATCTTTGATCTTATTCATGATATCCTGAATCCTATTCCATGCGTCCAAGAATGGTGAAAGCAGGGCCGCAAGGATCTTTACTCCTACATTTTTCAGTACCCCAACAAACGAATTCCATTGCTCAGACAGGAAATCTAGGAGATCTCTTCCTGTCTCTTTGATCTTGTCCCAATTCTTTATGATCAAATACCCTATCGCAATAAGCGCAGCAATTGCTGCTATCACCAAGAAAATAGGTGACGTGAGGACCGCTAGAGCAGCATTAAGAAGCCACGTTGCGGCAGTTACTGCAATAGTAGCCGTTGTCTGCGCAATGGTTACTGCGGTATGAAGAATGAAAGCTGCTGTTGCAAGCCCCAGCTGAATAGTCTTCATAATCAACATCGCAATGACATTCCATCCCTCGATCCCAAATGCAATAACAGCGGTAGTTGCATTTGTAACAGCCATTACAGTATTTATGGCCATTTGTGTGGCGACTGCTATCAGCGCTGGGATGAAGAATACTGTAAGTGCTGTTACAACACCTCCCACCACACCCCTATGCTTTTCCATAAATTCAGATACTTTTGTGACCGCATCTGTCATTGCCTGGATACCCGCAATTACGGCAGGTGCCGCAGCGGTTGCAAATTCAATAAGCGCCCCAGTAGCATTTTTTACTGCATCAAAAAGGCCAGATTGCATAACAATGTTGATCCCTATCTGTTGCAGTGTATCTTCTAGGTTGCTCTTGAGTCCCTGTAGAGATGATGACTGACGGATATTTGCTTCATGATACTTCCCACCTTCCCCAGCAGCCTTAGCAAGCGCATCTGAGATCATGTCATATGTAATATCCATTTCTTTGAGCTTTTCTATGGGTAGCTTGGTGCTGTCTGCAAGTAGTTGATATACGTTGATTCCGTTGAAGGCAAACTGTTTCATATCCATCTCCGTTGCTTTTCCAACATTTTTGATTTGCTGAAGGTTTACGACTATACGATCAAGCTCCACTGCACCTTTACCATTTGCTGAAATCGCATCCCCAAGATTTAATATGTCTTGTTCTGCTTTGCTGGCCTCGACACCTGCGGAAATAAGAAGTTGATTGGCAGTGATAAGACCAGAGACATTAAATGGAGTTTTTAGAGCATCTTTACGGATTGTTGCAATATGTTTCTCAGCCTTTTCTTGATCTCCCAAAAGCGTGGTGAGAGCAATCATTTGCTGTTCATATTCAGCCGCATCATCAATAGCTTTCTTTCCCAAGAAAGCTGCCATCCCAACACCTGCTGTGGTTGCGGCAACAGCCAGAAGTTGCATGGTGTTTGCCACAGAGCTGATCTTACTACCAAAAAGTTCGGCATCTTTACGAGCAGCATCTAATCCGTTTTTTAATCCAGATATATCTGCGGTGATATGTGCTACAACAGAACCAACATCAAATGCCATATATTAAGATTTTACTATAAACTTTGGGTTATTACTCAAGGCATCTTTCAGCCGATTGAATCCATGAATATCAAAGTCCTCGGATTTATCCTCTCTCGAATTGATCTGTAGGGACTTCCACAGCGGTTTTTGATCGCCCTGTTTCAAATGTGGATTGGTGGAAATAGCCAAGAGCATAAGGTAATTATCATATCTTCTCTCTTTTATTCTCGCAAAAATAATACCCAATTCTTCGGGATATATCTCTTCCAAAATGACCCTTTTGGCCCATCCGTACTCGTGTGCTAGTGTGTCGATTATTGACCAGAGGACTGTGTCAAGGTTTGTTTCGCCGCTGTTTCTGGACGGGCCAGAACTTTTTTTATGCTCGAAAATACATCCTTGAAGTTGTTGACCTCAAATACTGCCTCAACAATCTTTATACACTCATCAAGCCCAAGCTCCTCGATCTCTTCTCGCTTCAATTCAGTAGCAATGGTCATGATATCGATAAACTCGGGAAGGCTCTCTGCGATGACGAGAGGAATCCTTGATAGGACATCTTCGTTAGAAAGTCCATCAAGGCCAGATATCTGCTTCGGTAATGTTTCCAGAGCCTTTAGAAGCTCTACGTATCTACCAATAGGAAGTTTTTTTATTTCGATCTTTCGATCGTCTAGTTGTACTGTTATTGCTTTTCTCATGATAATTTGAAAGGCGGGTACTATGACCACGTTTGCCATCAAATTAGGGTTTATGTTGTTGAGTCACCTATGAGTCCAAGGTAATTACCGTCAGACTTGGTTTCGTCGAGCAATGCTTCGAACGTTACCTCAATAACTTTCTCCTCGTCGTTCTTGTGTGGAAGCACGACTGTGCTGGAAACGTATGCTTTGTGGAAGACAATATCGTGTCGTCTTGTTCCCTCTGCTTGAGGATGAAGGACGAGTTGATATGAGTCAGCTTTAGCAGACTGTCCAGCGGAGGCCCCAATTGTAATTCGGCTGTTAGCTGCACCAGCAAATGTTGCTTGTGGAATTGAGTTCCTCAAGTTGGCTATGGTGTATTCTGCAAGAGGTACTTTTGCTGTCAGTTTTTCACCAATCAGCTTTTTCTCTACTACAGTTTCACCGTACTTATCAACCGATACATCTTTGTATACTGGTTCATAAGACACCTCAACCCCTCCTTTAGTATGACCAAGGTCAGTACTATTGAAGGTCACTGTACATACTCCAACCTGTACGTTGGTTATATCCGCCATGATTATTTCTCACCTCCTTTCGATGGGAATTGTTTTTGCAATTCTTTTATGAAGGTCTTTCCTACATCTCTATATCTCATATTAAAAATACTTATAAATTCACAATTCGGACACTTGAAAATAAAAAGGCCGACTTTTATATTTTCATACCCTATTAGCTTTCTGCATATGTCATTTTTGCATCGCAGCTCTTTTACTGCATAGCCGTCGATTATGATTTGTAGATCATTTCCCATTTTAACGTGTTCTACATTGAAAATTTATTGAAAACTCATCTAATCCTCTCTCATTCCTACCCAGATGACCACCTTCTGAGATAGCATGAATGAAATAGAAATACGTCGAGCCAATCGTTGATCCCTGTACCTGATGCAGGAGCGATCTGATCGTAGCAAGTTTTGTTTTACCAGCAGAGTAAGTTGCCGCTCGAATAAATACCTGGAATGTTGGCTCTTTAGTTGGGATATAGATATCTGGCTTCATGCCACCCGTATCAATGACTGCCACAAGCGCATTTGCAGCATCTGGTACGTACGATTTGAATATGTCGGTCCCCACGGTCCCGACCGAATTTGTTTGCAGATATGTTGCTATGTCGTCGATAAGTGCCATATTACTTTAGTCCCCCCGACATTGCGTCTTTGAAATATTGTATAAAGACGTGCAGGTTATTTTTAATTGGATCTTCTAGATATTTCCCCTTCCTTCCTTTCTGGAATCTATATTCTGGGTGTTCATGCAGTCGTGCTGCATACACCTTATTGTACCCCACTATCGACTCGTCATCCAAGTCTTCAACATGGCCCGATGCTTGTAGAAGCCCTTTATCGTGTGGGACCTCAAAAGTTGACAGCCTCAAGATCTCGCTGGCCACATCTCTTATGCCTCTGGTCTTGACTTGTTTCATCACATTGTCCAGTCTCCCGAGGCCCTTCACAAAATCTGAAATGTCAATCGTTATGTTGCTACCCATTCTACTAGAGATAGTCTGGTATTATTCGTATTCCCCTGCCCATCGGTGGCCGTATAAACACCAGCAACCTTATAATCGTGGCTACTGTAAACTACTTTGTCATTCACATTGACTGTTGGCTCTCCAGCCAAATATACTATTGCAACAAGCTGAATTACTTGGCCCGTTGGAAGCATAAAAGTTTTTGCGGTCCTTTGAAATCTGCAACTGTATGTCGTGCCAGACCCCACAGTCTCACGACCATAGGCGTTATAACCCGACTTGTTGTATATGACTATAGATTGATTGAGTAATCCTTTTAGACTCATGAGATTATTCGCCCCAGTCTGTTTTTAATGCCCCGTAACAATAGTTTCGCCTTTGGGGCAATGAGACGATCTACTGTTCCCGAACCTTCAGCGTTTGTATATGAGTAATCACCAATGCTTTCAGAAGATTTGCTTGAATCATCCGTCGAAAAGAAAGAAGACCCCATTTGGATTATGTATTCTACTTGAGCGGCGGTCGCCCGCTTGACAGCCTCTGGGATCGATTTATAGTGCTTGGCAGGTGTTTCGTTGCCGTTGTACCACGTATCGCTAAACCGTGGGAATTTTCCTACCTGAAATATCTTGTAAACACTTGTAGAAGTTGGGGCTGTTGTGACAGTCTCCATCGTGACCGTCCCCGTACTCGTGTTTGCAGTGATGCGGACCCGTTGACCCGCTCCAGTACCACCTATAAATTCAACCATGCATCCTGCGAGATAATCTGTTTCAAAGTTATTCTGATGAGCTGAGTCAAGTACAAAAGATGTTGTTGTACCAGACTGCGCTTTGCCATTGAATGAGTCTTGTATGAAAGAGTTTTGGGGACCGACGTATGAATCGATTATCTCCTCAGCCATTGAGATCTGATCTAGGGCTTCGGTAGTATCAAGAACCGTAATATCGGCAAATTGCTCTAGTTCAGCGATCGTTAGATAATTTCTTCGACTTGTTGCCATATATTATTCCTCCCAACTGGTATTCAATTTAGTATACCAATCTGTAGCGTTGTTTGTACTATATTGCGTATTATTTTTTGTTTTCCAAGTGGAGTTCAAAATGGTACTAAATACGGTATTCAATTTAGTATACCACACCCCTTGCTTTGTAATTCTAGCCGTACCCGTAATGGTCCGCTGGGCTGTTGCAGTAATGCGAGATGTCCCCTGTATTGTCCTTGTCGTGATAAGTGTGATGCGAGCCTTACCGTCGATAGTCTGAGTAACACTGACTGTTATTCTCGCCTTTCCAGTTATTGTTTGCGATGTTATTAAAGCAATTCTAGCCAGTCCTTGAATGGTTTGTGCTACAACCTGAGTTATGCGAGCAACACCCGTTATTGTTTGACTTGCACTCTTTTCGATTCTTGACTTACCCGTTATTGTCTGTAGTACCGACGTAGTCACCCGTGCAAGTCCTTGGATTGTCTGAGCAACTGTCTGTGTGATGCGGGCCTTACCAGTGATGGTTTGCAGCACAGTTGTGGTGATACGAGCCGTACCTGAGATGGTCTGAGTAACAGATTTCTCAATACGTGAGACACCCGCAATGGTTCGGGCTGTGCTTACAGTAATTCTGGCCAAACCCTGAATTGTTTGTGATACAGACTTTTCAATTCTCGCTTTTCCATCGACTGTCCGAGTTGCAGTCGCTGTGATACGCGCAAGTCCCTGGATGGTTCTGGTGGTTGTTGCAGTAATACGAGCAACGCCAGCAATCGTCTGTGACACAATTTGGGTTATGCGGGCCTTTCCGTCGATAGTGCTTGCGACAGTTTGTGTGATGCGAGAGAGCCCTTGGATGGTCCTACTCGTTGTGGCTGTAATCCTCGCCTTTCCGTCGATAGTCTGGAGCGTTGTAACAATGATTGTGGCCACACCGTTAATAGTCTGTGTTGCGGCCTTTAGAATATCACCTTTACCCGTAATTGTCTGGGTTGTTGTATTGAGAATATCTGCTTTCCCAGTTATTGTCTGGGTTGTTGTGGCAGTAACTCTTGAAGTCCCCTGAATAGTTCTGGTAGTGCTGACTGTTATCCTAGAGAGTCCTTGAATGGTTTGTGCAACCGTTTGTGTAATACGGGCCGTACCCGTAATAGTCCGAGTTGCAGTCGCTGTGATGCGGGCCAAACCAGTGATAACCTGCTGTACCAGAAAATGCTTCGTGAGGCGAAGCAGCGGTTTGAATGGTTGCGATCGTCCAAGTCGTGCCATATATTATTTAATAGAATGAAGCTCTTTTAACTGCTTGCAATATTTTCCGACCTGCGGAAAGCAATGCGGCAACCACAGTAAAACTACGAGCGGTCGCCCAAGACCCATATGCATTTCCACCTGTTGGATCTATGCCTCTAGCTCTCCAATAGTAAGTAGTCCCAACAGAAAGGGCTGATTGAACCGTATATTGAATCTGATCTCCAGAGTCAAATGGGTGGGTGTCCGCACCATCCGTAATATCTGTAAACCCAGCATCGCTTGTAGAGACTTTGTCAATAAGAGGTGTTTGAGTAGCCTTTAATTCTATTGCTCTCATTCCCATGTCATCGTTTATCCCTATCGTTACATCCATAGTCACAGATGTAGATGCGCTTGAAGTGACTGAGTTTTGATAGGTTGCGTTAGAAGTAGAGAATCCTCCCACGCTTGCCACCTCTGCAGCTTCCGTTTCTCCCGACCCTGGAGACATTGCATTAGATCCCGTTTGACCTGTACCCGCAATAACACGAGAATTAGCACGGGTTGTCGTAACTGTTGCTGAGACTGACGTTGAATTGTTACATGTGCCCGTCTGGTGATCTCCTATTGGTGAAACAGGATCGCAACCTTTCCAGGCCTGTATTGTCCCAGACCACTGAGGAAATCCACCCCCCGTAAATGTAGCCGTAAACGTTACCGCAGACAGAGCGGTTGGTGCAAGGGCCCAATAATGGTATACCTCCCCCGCAATGTTTGGCTTCGTTATCTCTGTCCCCAACTTTGTCCACGTAAGAGATCCATCGAACGTCACTCCACTTGGAGTTGCGTTTGAGAAATCGAGCGTGCAAATAAGTACTTCATTTGCTTCTGCTGTAGTAAGGGCTCCGAAGGCACCTGAATTTGTTCCATTTCCATTTGCTGTGACCACGGTGTCAAAAGTTGGTCCAGAGCCAATTTGAGAGTCGAAGCCGCTGGATGTATCAATCTGTACGTTGTATTCAATAGCATCTGCGTTTCCGTCTGTGCCCGTAAATAATAGATCTGGGGTGGTATCACTTGTACTTCCTGCGTCAGCTGGAGAATCGAGTGTAACAGATGGTGCAAGCTCTGGTATGAGGGCGAAGCCTACAGCACCCCACCCCATAGACGTGATCGTAAGAGTGCCACCATTGACTGTCCCAGCGCTAGCCATAGCAGCCGTGTTCAGATTGAGACCAGCATCCGTTCCAGTGGAAGTTCCATATGAAGCAACAGTTGCCCAGTCTCCCCCAGTCTCCCCTGTAAATGATCCATTGAAACCTGTCAGATCATCGTCAAATCCAAGAAAGTTTAGGGCGAGCCTGTCAGCACCAAGCGTAGTAACACCAACGTCAGATACCGTTGTCCCCGTGCCAGCAGCGCTTGGAGTTGACCCAGCAGTTGAGTTCTCTATGACGGTTGATAGAGTAGTCCCCTTAGCGACACCTGTAAATTCGTAAACCCTAATGTAGATATCATCGGTTCCAGCATTGGATCCAGTAATGACCATCGCTGATGTATTAAGAGCCCGTCCAATCCATAAGTGTTGGGATGCTGAGACAGCATTACCAATATCGAACTCTCCAATATACGTGAGCGTATTATCTGTTCCATTAAGGGCCTCTGCGTTAGTTACAGAGTCGATAGCTGCATTACTAGCCGATGTGCCATCTTGTACAACTTGCACGATGTACACATTGCCCGCAGCAGCAGGTGCCGCAGCGGTATGAGACCACGCTCCACCAGCATCTGTGGTACCCGTACTAGCATTGACATATGTTACTGCCATAGTTATTTATTTGTACTTATAACGAAAAAACCAGCCACTTGGCTGGATAAGAAAATGAAAACACATTGTATTGCGTATATCAAAAGCCTGGTTGTATCCAGTCAATTATACCTCTACCGTAACATAACAGAGAGCATTGACGGCCGCCCCTGCTGTAACACGAATCTTCGTAAATTGGCCCGCTTTAAGTATTGGCTCTCTCCCAAGCGGGAATTGCTTTACGTACTGATTAGTTGGCGCAATAAGTTGAGCATCGAACATTCGAGATGTCGTTGGAGACTGTTCGTTTGTGGATGTGTAACCTGTTGCGGTAGTTCCAACCTCAATCCAGTCCGTTGTTGGGTCGCCTGCCCCAATAGCCAATCCATCCACTTTGACGATTCCTGCTGCAACATGCGCTGTCACGGTGGCTCCCGCATCCTGTTCAAGGAGCTCTACTTTTATTGGTGTAGCGGCTGCCGAACCGTCAAACGAAATTCCCCACTCAACAATTTTCAGATACGCAGTTGCTCCTGGTTTTATTTGAAGAAGGGTCTTTATAGAAGTTCCCGTGGTAACGGGTACCTGAGCGGCGGTGGTAGGAGATGGACCGTTGTAAATCGTGTATATCATAATTCGATTATAGACTATTTATTAGTCAACTCCTAGTTCAAATTTATAGTTCTTTCCTCGATAGTTTGCCTGCCAACCTATGAAATATCTGATGATTGGCTGCATTCCTTTCTGGCCCCCAGGTCCTATGCCAAGTCTTTGCTGAACTTGCCTGTAATAGATAAGTTCTAAGTCACAGGGACCAGGTGGCAATTTTGAGTACATCTTCTTACCGTTCACCTCATAGCTCCCGTCAGTAAGGTCAACAGTGAAGATCATCCCTTTACCAATTAGCGAAAACCTCTTTATGCGCTCTTGTAGAACGTCGTAAAATGCAGACTTAGTTGGAAGGAGCTTGGAAACATCATCTTGTGTTTGTCGAATAATCCCTCCAGTTGCTGTTTCTGCTACGAATAAAAAGTCTAGCGCCATTGTATTGGTTCCTATGACATTGTATTGTCAATTAGTAATCATTCCTCCACGATTTCCTCGATTGGGGCCTCATCGCCGAGTATTTCAGCAAGTTTTTTCTCTTGAGCTTCAACAGTAACCTGCCCTGTATTCTGCTCTTCATGTTTAGCGAGCAGTTCGTCGACTTCTTCTTTAGACTCGACAGTTGCAGGTAATTTGAAGAAGGATCCATCGTCAAAAGTAAATACGAATTCACCATTGTTATCTACAGTAACAACTGCCATTTCCATTTGCTGTGTTCGTACATTAAAAGCCTCTTTAGTTTTCATTGTATTGTAGGGTCATGGTAACGGTCGCAGTATCTCCTGCGGCTGCCGAACCAGATGTTTGTAACTGAGTCGTCAAATAGTTTGTGTAGCATGGATTTGATGTCATGCTCGATGCTTTTCCAGTTGCTTCTGGGCCAGTGGCTCCGAAGAATACTGCTACTCCTGAACCAATTGCAATAGCTGAGGTTGCATCAACGGTTAGATTCGTATTGGCGGTTGTTGATGGTGTGGTGTAGAGCAGTCTGTCTCCATCTCCAGTACATGCTGGAGTGCTTTTAAGAGTAAGACCTGTACCAAATGCTGTTGCTGTATGAGCCCATAGGCCCGCTGAGATTTGATTATATGTCCCAGAGAAGTGTCCAAATGTCCAAAGTTCGTATGAGTTGTTTCCTGCGGTAATAGGAGCAGATGAATAGGCCGTGCCTTCAGTATCTGTATTTTTCCAGTTTACGACGGTAACGCCAGCGGTCCTTGTAGTACCCTTTGTAGGAGATCCTGTCTGTGTTCCCGTATCACGGTCGAATGCGAAAGTAGCTGCCATAATTTGATTATATTCTCCTCCTCAACAGGATGTCAACACCTATTTGAGATTGGAAATGAATGATTTGATTGCTTCGGCTTCTTTTTCGAAGTCGACATGCTTTCTAAAATTATTGTACACCATTTCACACATGTTTGCATAGCGAGTCGGTTCACTATAGAATTCAACCTTTTGCACGATTTCGTTGACATTCAGTCCGTCAATATCAAGACAAGTGAGCCCATCAACCATGAGCTTCTCACCGAGTTTGCCTGCATAATATGATTTCTTGGTAATCATTGGCTTTCCGACCGCCGCAGAGTTGAATACCACATGTCCGTAGCCATCTCCACCTGCTTTTGTATGCCATATGAACTTTGCTTGCTGCATCTCACTCGCCACCTGCTTTGCTCCATGACATGCACCATCACGACAAGACCCGCCATATGATTTGAACTCCCATTCTGTCATCGCTCGTTCGACATCTTCAAATAATTGCCAATCTCCCTTGAAATGATCCTGGGTAGAGAAGCAGTTTACGAAAGAGTAGATTCTATTTTGTGGAACGGCTGTGGTCGGACAGAAAAGATTTGTGTCAAACTCTTGGTGATAGGAAATAAAATTGATATCTGGTGGAACGTCGTTGATTATTGCCGAGGCCATAACGTTGGGAGCCATACCCGCCTCGATTGTCCAAGCATTGCCGATTTGATAGATAAGCTTTGGTTTATTAGGGTGCAGCTCACACAATTTCTTAAATGGTTCTATATGGTATGGGAGCGATGCTATCACAATGTCAAAATCCATCGCCATGAACCCCTGTAATGTAATTGCCTTGTTTGTTTCCCCACTGTCGATGTCCTGGCAGTGGTAGACGATAGTCGCATCCTTCGGCTCTAAGTGTTGTTTGATAACTTCATTGAGTTTCGGGCTATTGTCTGGAGTAGCGCCCCCGATTCCAAGGAATTGTTCAACGGTGGCAGGGTGATCGTACACCTTCCAAAACCCATTAGTGAACCATTCTTTGCCAATAGGCCGATAGACTTCACCGCCCAATCGTTTTTCAAACAAAAGAATCAGACTTTGAAGCAATCCCGCGTGGTGAAAATCTGTAAATATTTTTGTCATTTTTGTTTGTAATTTTCTTTCAAATTTCCTCTTATTATTCTACTATATAGACCACTCCCCTACCCCGCTATGTACCCCCTATTTTCGGGATTTCGTGCCTGAGACCACTCCCCTACCCCGAGAGAGGTGTTATAGAAAGATATAGTTTGATACTATAAGCCCTTCTTTGCTCCTCTTACGTCCTCTTACGCACGAATTTCGAGGAAGTTCTTGACCAGGTCAACCCACTCGCTTTGCAGCGGAACAGTCACCCTCAAGCAATCCTGCAAGTAAGCACGAAACCGCTCTGGTTGGTAGTTTGGAGCCTGATTTTGATATAGTAAGGTCATATTATGAGATAATCCATTGAGGTGAGCGTAGAAATCGGTTATTGGGGCTATTTGAAGCCCTAATCTATCTATATCGGCCTGAAATATGCTGAAGTGGTCAGATACATTGGGTACTATGCCAAAGTTCTTAGTTGTCTTGTTCAGGGCCTCACGCCGTATAAATATACTACATGGATGCATTCTCTCCTGCTGATACGCAGCTATGACATCAAAACCCTCAGCTACCCGACCCTCAACAACATCGAAGAATCTTGGATCCGTAACAATAAAATCCTGTTCGGTAAACCAGATCCATTCTGCATTGTATGAATGTAATAGACAGTTGTTGACTATCACATCCCTCCAGTCTTTACCAGTTGCAACTGGCATGGGTTCTATAAAATGCACATAGTCGTCATGCATCGCCTCTTTTATGAAGGGCATATAATTGCGACCCGAATTGGTCTCCATAAATCCAATAATCACCTCATTGAATCGATGGCGATTGTCTCGGATGAATTGTCTCCATAGGGGATAGTCACAATTGCGTGGCCATACCACTATTATGTCTGGTTTCATCATTTTATATAGTATATTTATAACAACCCTATTGATCGGTAGGCCTTCTGTCTTTTCCTTATTTCATTCATCGAGAGCTCATACTGCGCGATGATTCTTGCTACCGCTTCTTTGTACAAAACGTAAAATTCCCAAATCGGCCTTACCTCTTCTTCAGTTACGCTTTCTATACAAGTAAGCCACCATTGGACACGTCGTTCGAATTCACGATGCTCCATGTAAGTCGTGCAAATATTTGTTGGGAGAGTCGATGACTCCTTTGGAGGATCTATCTTTCGACGAGCAAGGCACCTACCCTCTCGATCCATCAAAAGCCCACCTACACCAGATGAAAGGCTACCTATATGGCACCATGGTGCCTTGCCATCAAATAAGTACTTTCCTTGTGACCTGTGATCTAGGTCGTCGGGATGCCCATGATATTGCGGTATGCAAAGTATTCTATCTTGTGGAACCATAGCTCTCAATTGCAGTGATGTGTTTACAAACGTGTCTCCATAGGCAACCTCATCCGTCACTAAATAATTACCAAGCGCATCAATTGAATCTCCTCGTTTCCATGCTTTTGCTGCAAAGTTTCGGTCAGTTTTGATAAGTAGTTCTCTTTCACAGAAAAAGAAATTTGGCCAGAAATTGGGACCAGTATCACCTTCGCCTTCGTATGATAATCTCCATAGCTCTTGAGCTCGCTTGAGTATCTCCATCGCACAGCTTCCTCGCTTTGACCCAACAATGTCATAGTGCCCCGATTCCAGTTGTCGAAAACACCAGTCAACCTGTCCCTTCTTGAATATGAACCCGTCGTCTTCAACAAGCATTACATATTTGGTATCGATCAGATCAAGACAATGGTCAATCACATCGCCATGCTCCATCTGCCTGTTGGTGTAGTAGATCTTTGCATTCTGACTTTGTTTCACTCTGTTGTAGATCCAATCAACAACTTCTTTCTCGATAGGGCTATTCATATAGATAAAAAGGAAATCTACCTCATCACACCACACATTGTCATACAGATCTAGCCAATAGTTGAGCAGGAAAGGATCGCCTGGGTATGGGAGAATTGCAGTTCTGTTAGCCATGTTTCTCGTCGTATTCTTGCTTCTGACGACTTGTAAGCCATTTATAATCATCTTCTGACGACTTGTAAAAGCCTGTAAATCCTCTCGGCGTTGAAAAATGGAATGGTCGAAGTTGGTTGCCTTGTACCATGGTTCTCAGCAGCGCTGGTACTGGACCATATGGCCATGCAAAGCCATGTTCCTCATTTGGTATCTGATGCATGTGCCTGTGCAGATCATGTATGAACATAAAGCCTGCTTCGTCCAGGAAGTCGTAAAATCGAACTGCCTCGGCGAAGCGGGTCTGTGGCTCAGTGTCTAAAAACATCATCTGATATTGATGCTCAAGTTGCAGTGAGCCAACGTCTTGCAGGAAACATGCAACGTAATTTTCAAGTCCCATTCTTTTTATTCTCTCAGTGGCTATTTTATGATTCTCGGGTAGGAATTCATACGTATCCAGATGTCCGTAGCCGTTATCTTTCATGGCAAGACCTATATAGGCCGCACTCACACCCCAATGCGTACCAGTCTCAAGCACGCAGTTTGGTTTGGTAATTCTGACCATCGAGTACAGAAATTCCCCGACTTCGCATTCTACCCCCGCATCATTGAACGCTTGGTACATAGAGGCGGTATTGCTCCATTCGCCCTCATTGTGAATTTCAAGTGATTTGTCGAGCTCTAAGAGCCGTTGTGTGATGGTCATGTTTTTGGTTCTTTGTATTCTTCAAATGGTAATAATTCGCCAGATACTCCCCCGAAGTATTCTGGAGAAGCTACTGACTGAATAACGTTAGCATTACCCGTTTCCTCACAGATATCACACGTGCCTTCTGTCCATGAGGGAGGTTGAGTCGGCTCTTTTATCTTGCCGTGTCGAATAGCGCATATATTGCATATGAATTGGATCAAACGTCCATTTAGTTGTTTTCCCATAATGTTTCGTTTAGGTATTTACGCCATTGTTCTTTAATGACATCCTTACCAAATAGTTCAATCGCTCGTTCTCTCCCTGCCCGTCCGATTCGCTCTGCGGATTTCTTATCTTTCAGTAAAAATGTAATGGTTTCCCGCAGCTTTGTCAAATCGTCGGACCAGAATCCGTTTACCCCGTTAGTAATAATCTCTGGGATCTCATACAAATCCCCTGCAATATTGAGACTATTTCCAAGTTTGGGACCAATAGCAACGATAGGAACACCCGTCATCATTGACTCAATCAAATTGAGCGTATAGGATGCTGGCTGCGTGCCTGTATAGACGTAGACACGTGCATCTCGCATCTTTTGCTTCATCTGCTCATATGTGAGAAAGCCCCCGTTTATCTCCCCACTTTCCTCGTTTTTTGGTCCGTACAGTTTTGCATTAAAACCTTCGGCTATCTTCATGAACGCATCATAGTTACAATATTCGGCCCGATGCTTCATGTCTTGGGCTATGGTAATTACTTCGTTTCCCGCCCCTATCCATTTACCAAACTCGTCAGGATCTTTGTAGAAACGAATTATTTTGTCACATCCCGCTGTCCGTTCGATATTAGCCTCTTTGGGTGAGTACCGTATGATTTTAAGACCTTCTCGGCGGTATTTTGTCATTCTTTCTTCAATCGCCTTTGTCGATTGACCAATTGTTCGCCATATGACTTTCTTGTGCTTCATTTTGTCCCAATTCTTTTCAATCCATTCAGGAACGTGCATGATGATAATCACATCGAACATATCGAAAAACGACTTTGGTATATTGTCCCGATCGGGGACATGCTCAAGAATCTCTTGATCTATCGTATGATTAAGCGGTGGTCTGATTGGATCTACTGGCTTTCTTGGTATCAAATAGGAACCAAGCGAGACGTAGTCAATGCCTATCTCCTCAAATAACCGTAATTCGTCATACTCAAGAATCGCATGACAGGACATATATAGTACTTTCATAATGTCTCAATTGAATGCAGCTGCTCGTTTATTTCCTCAAGACGCTTTCGCATCTTCTTTCCGACAGCCTCTAAACTAAATAACTTTTTAACAATTGCCTGACCGCTTTTGCCCATCGCCTTCATTTTTGTTGGGTTTTTATATGCCGCCCTCATATATTGTCTCAGTTGTTCGATATTTATGTCGGCCCACCTTTGATCTGACGTGTACCACTGCGAATTTCTCGTATTTGCTTCAAGAGGGATGAGATTATAGTCAAGTAGCATCGCATCCTTCTTGTTTCGTAGATATTCATGTATCCCGCCGCAGTTAGTCGATATGATTGGATTTCCGACCAAAAGCGCCTCCATTTGAGGTATCCCCCATCCCTCACCACGATGGGCACTCACAAAACAGTCAAAGCTTTTGTGGAACCTATATATCTGGTGTCGATCCATGAGCTTCGTGTAGATATAGAGCGGTGCGTAGTGCGAGAGAGCGAGTCGCTTCTTGATTCGCTTGATATTGGAAAGTATTTCATCATGCTTCTCTGGAGTAAAGTTATCGACATATGTCTTTATCGTAAGCGATACGTCCTCGACCCCCTCAAACTCTCTCCAGTAGGCTTCTAGCAGTGCTGATGGGTTCTTGCGCTCTGTCCACTCAAACATCGAGTAAAACTTGTAGTTTTTCTTCTTCAGGCCCGTCTTGTAGGGTTTTATGAGTGAAAGATCGATATCGGTATCTATTGCCTCGGTAATAATATGAATGGGGACCGTTACCCCAGCATTTCTTATTGCCTGTGCATTAAATTCCGATCCTGTCCATATCTCATCGAGTTCTTGGACATTCTTCGCAAAATCAAGTGGTATTTTGTCTGTTTCCCAGAAAACCCGACCGATATGATACTTGTTTGGCTCATAGAACTGGCTATACACGTTTGGTGTCGTATGCATAATCTTTATGCGATAGGCGATATCCTTATTCTCGCATTCAGATATACGTTCCCCAAGTTTGCCAAAATCAGCAACCTCAAGACAGTATCGTGGTATTTGTGCTGTCACTTCGATCCCTGCCGAAAGCAGTGAACCAACGTCATGACGGCTAGCTTCGCCGTATCCCGAATAGTCGTAACATGGTGCGCAATATTTTATTCTCATAATTTTGAACCGTATGTTGGTGTTTTTTTGTGACAATCAAAGCAAAGCAATCGACCATTATCTATATCGAACATTTGTTCAGGATATAGAGACTTCGGCTTTATATGGTCGCAGTGTAATTTTTTATTTGCTCCGCACCGAACACAAACTTTGTCCCTTTTACGTATCGATGCCCGCCATTGTCTTGCCTCCTTGCTCGACCAAATCTTCTTTTTTAATGGTGTATTTCCATTTATCCACGTTGCGCATTTTATTGAACAGAATCTTTGGTGGGGCCTTGTCAGGTTCCCTCTATTTGTTGTAAATTCCTGCTGGCACCTCTCGCATTTCTTATATGTCCTTCTTCCCTTATTCCAAGGCTCTGCTCCCCTTGTGAAGCTGCCGCTATTCGGCTTCTTACCCTTTCTACCCAGCCAGTAAGAGTTTCCTTTTGCAAATCTCCCACGGACATCTCTGATTATCGTCATAACCATATTATACCATAACCTGCATAATCATTATGTCTTTGTCAAATTTTTATCTAACTCTTTTAATTCCTCCTTCGACAGAGGGAGCCAATTTTCTGGCTTACAATCTAGTCTCTTGCCACACACGGCGCAAGACAGCTCTCCAGACCAACGGAATGGAGTAACTCCCATAAATGCGATGTTTGTACATCCTTCGCAAAAATAACGATATTTGAACCCTTCCTTTGCTGCTTTCTCTACCTCAAATGTATCTTCTTTTTGAATTTTCATATGTCTCACCTCCTTATGTAATCTTTTCCAACTTCAAAACATTAAGTAGCGGTCTCTCCTTGATTGGCTCTTTCATCACGCCATTAAGTATGTCTGCTATGCCTTGAGCGGTCTTGTCGTAGGTCCAATTTCGTGCGTATTCTGCTGCCTTTCTTCCCATCTTGCGGACCTCATCCTGGTGCTCGTAACACCACCTCATCTTTCGACGAAGATCCTTGATATCACATATTACCATTTTCCCAACATCCTTTCCTTTGTATCGTGAGTATAGTGCTGGACACTCCTCGCCAACTTTTACCTCATACATATATTCGGGGTCAAAATACTCAGATATCCCGTGTGCGTTCGGCACGATTGCAGGCATACCAGTTGCCATAGCCTCAAGAGGAGTCATGCCAAACCCTTCTCCACGAGAAGGAAAAACAAAACAATCTGATCGGTAGCATATGTCCAAAAGCTCATGCGTCTCGCTTTTCCCTTTGATAATTTCAATGTTTGGGTATTCGTGCGGATTGATAGGAAGCGGTAAATTAGTGAGTGTAGTCTTGAATATCATCTTTACTGGCTCGTCATGACGGAATTCTTCGACAAATGCTTTGAAAACCTCAAGGAAGCCTTTTCGGATGTTGAATGCGTTGTAATGGAGAAAGGTGAAGTCTTTTCGTTTTTTCAGCTTGTTTTCTCTCTCCTTGAACTTGAATATGCTGTCGTCATACCCCAAAGGTACAACATCTGATTTGATTCCCGACTTTGCAAATATCTGTTGACACCACTTTGATGGGACCAATACCTTGTCAGCTGCCTCAAGATAGTCAATCCAGTCATCTGGTATCTTATCTGACTCAAACATCGTGTAGATTATGCGGTAGGGGGACTCGATCTGAAGAATTGAATAGGGGGCATGAAACAGGATCGCAACCTTCTGTTTGTCGTAGTAGTTATTTACTACAAACCCTCGTTTAATAAGCCCATCTTTGATCCCAGCAGCAGCGATTGCATATCCATCTTTGCCGCCCTGCGAAACAGTTGCAAGATAGATTCCTTTGTCTCCATTCTGCTCTGCCTTCATTTGATTGAACTTCTCGGTACGGAGTTTTATGTGTTCCATCTGTTCTGCTTCTGACAGCATGACAAATCCTTGATTGTCTATGAGATCTTGAATCTGTTTAGGATCGTCGACAGGTACTATGCGACCGAAGGGGTTTTTTAAGTATGCCATACATTGGTTCGTTTATTCATGATAGCACAGAAAAAGGACCTATGCAATATACATAGGCCCATATTTCTGCTCTGTCGTTAGACAGATTCAACCTCAACGATTCGTCTTTGATCGAGTACGTTGACTCCATAAAGAACGTCCATTGTAAGTTGGTGCGCACCAAGGTCTGCGTTGTACCAAAAGAGCGTACGTAGCGAGATTCCAAGGTCTGGGTCGTTGATAACACTGTAGTTACCACCAAAGCCTACTGGTTTAGGAAGTGGACGTGATGCGAGGATCAGACCATTTCTTGTGTAAGCGATGTTGTGGTAAGCAACAGGAGACCCCGTTGTAGGTATCAACTGCGACTCTCGGATTTCAAGACCATAAGTTTTTATGACCTGTCCATCGGTGATAGACTCACCTGTGCCTCGAGCATCGTATCGTGAGTACTTGTCAGTTCCCAAAAGATCGTTAAATATTGTCGGATCGACGTATAGATAACGCTGTTCCAGTTGTGGAACCTTTTGATCTGTAAAGAACTTACGAATTGCGAGCATAGAAGCATCGATTGTCGTAGCGGATGTCCTATTCCAGGTTATGGTGTTTTGCATGGAAGCATGAAGTGCCAAGAGATCGGTTTCGATCGCTTCAGCAAGTGCAATAGCTCCATCTTCACCATAACGCATCTGGGTATCCTGGTTTTGAACAACGCTAGTCACATCATCAATGGTGAAGGTGACTTCTTTCTGCTTGTTCAAAGTAACCGTGGTATTTGTCCCAGTTGGGTTCTGTTTCGTGTAGTTTACTCCAGCAGCCTTATCATTAGCTGACACTGCTCCAGTCTTAGGAATTGAAAGAACGGTACCAACAGTAGCTGTTGTCCAATCAGTATTCTTAGAGACGGTTCGTGCAACGTTCAGATACGACTTCATTCTTTGCAGAGTTTTCTGCGCAATGATTGTTGGAATGTAAACCGCATTGGTTGTGTTGTTTAAGACATTTTCTGGCATATTTTATTCACCACCTTTCAAGCATGCAAAACCAAATAATATGTTTCAGCAATTAAGAGTGAATAATGAAGTCTTTAGGAAGGTATGGAAGAAGCTTTGGTGCTATTGACTCATGTCGTCCTCTACAAGTCCCAATCTAAGAGCTTGGTCTATGTCCGCCTCGTTAGCTTGATAGAATGCTCGGTCTTGTAATTGTGACAGTTTGAATCTCTTTGCAGACGAAGTTGTGTTCGCCCCTGGGTTTGTCCCCGCACCGACCGTTGGCTGCTGATCTGATCCTACTAGGTAGGGCTTCGTCTCAAGCAACGTTTTTATTGCCTCTTCAACTCCAGCAACACTGCCATCATCATTGAGAGTAATATTTGCACGATCAATTAGCTTCAATATAGCCTCCGTGTCAACCGCCCCTGCCTTTAATGCAGCTGTTGAAATCTTGCTGTCAAGAAGCATTCTTTGCTGATTTTGAGTGAGTTCAGATATTTTCTTATCTTTCTCTTCAAGAAGCTCTTGGAATTTCTTTTCCTCGAGTAACTTGGCCTCTCTTTCCTCAGCCTCTTTCTTCTCGATAGCTTTCAACCTATCTTTGGCTTCGACTAGACTTTTGAAACGTGGATGTTTCCATACCCGAGGGTCATCAAAGACTTTATCAAAGTCTTCATCGCCTACTGTAGATGGATCAAACGTTCCCTGTCCACCAGCAACAGTTTTTTGATCTGGGACAGTCCCAGGCTGGTTTTCAGTATTATTCTGGTTATTTGCATCGGCATCGCCGTTGCTGTTTGTTTTGTCTGGCATATTCTTTTATTTCGTTTTTTTAAGTGGTAAGTCCACCAAAAGAAAACCTTTGATACATGTTAGCATTGTAATCTCTTGATTGTCAAGTGTTTTATTCTTCAATGAATTTAGTTTCCTCGTTTGGGTCATATGCCGACGTTTTCCTTGAAAGGGACGGGATCAATACGTTGATAGCATGCTTACAGTTTGGATGAAACAGACCACCCGCTTCAGCATCTGCTACTGTGGGATATCCTTTAGTCTCACCTGTTGCTGACAATATCTTTCCCTCCCATTGCCCACACACGTCGGTTGCGCCATGGGCTGATACTTGGACCAAATCATAGCCATTCTCGACTATTCTGTTCATTAGCCCTCTGTTTCGAGCTTCCACAGCCTTTGTTCTGAAAAGCATCTCTGAATACCTATCTAGTGTCCAGGTTCGACCAGATTTGTCTATCAGAGCATCAAGTCCTTGCTGTTGTATGGTACCCACAATAGTTTTCTTGACTTCTCTTAGCGATTTTCCTGCCGTGATACCCGTTGCCATATTCTGAGTGATGGCATCTCGTGTTGCTTTGCCCAATAACTGATTTGCAGAACGAGCAACGCCAGTGAGAGATTCGCCAAATGCCCTTGAGGTATCGTCAACGAGAGCGAATATTGCCTCTTTATGGACCCTATTGAACCCCTCTCTGATCTTGATAGGAGCACCTACATTTCTGAGTTGGAGTATTGCTTCATCTGCGCCAGACTCGTAATATGAGGGAATTTCCTCCTTGATAAATTCATGCACGTCGGTACCAAGGTCAGTGAGTATGTATTCAATCTGTCTAAGAATAGCTCTTCTGTTGGCGACACCAAAATTAGTGGCAGTAGTTATCTCACGCACAATATCCTTATATGAGGCTTTGAAAGTGTTAGTGATTTTTAGGATATTTGATTCGCTTATTTCTACTTGAGTTGGATACATACATAGTTATTACTTAGAATTTGCTTTAGATAGATTTTTGGCGAACGTCTTACTGTCTGAGCCATCGGCATTCATCATATCTCCCGAGCTTGTCTTCATCGTCTTGTTACCCATATTCATGGTTGGCATTTCAATTGTTGGCTTTTCCTCTTCAATATCAGCAAGCATCTTGTCGGCGGCTTCCTCATCTACCTTGTAGAGTGTCATAATAGCTTCTTTCTTACTTCGTATGCCTGCATCAATTGCCGTGACTTCATCCTCGAGCGCCTCATGGTTGTCAATTGGCAACCCGTCAGACCACTCGATTTCTGGCATTACAGGATCGCCCTGTAGGGTTTTGCCACCCACCTTTAGATTCCATGCTTTTGCAAGAAGCTGTGCCCTGTAGATTATCTCTTTGAGTGCTTTATCGTAATAAAGTTTCTTACGTGCCACCTTTGCAATGGTCCTCATGAGCTTGAATTTGAGTGCTCGTCCAGAATCAGAGACACCATCCCCGAGACCAAGTACGTCAGGTGACACCTCGCCTACTAGATAGAGGAATTCAACAAGTTTTTCAATCTCTTTGAACGCATTTTCAAGCGAAGCATCCCAGACAATATATTCTGGCTTGCCGCCTTCTCCCTCACCCATTTCGACTACTCCAAGAGCTTTCTTTCGAACATTTCCCTTCTCATCAAGCACTCCAGGTGGAACCATAAGGATAGGGTCGCTGTGCTTGTCTAAGATGTTGTCGACTGATGTCATTCGGTTGTTTATTGCATAGAAGAGAGATTCGAGGTCATGATAGTCAGATAGACCGAAGTATCTATTGCCAGTTTTCCAGTTTGGGGTATGAATCAACATAGATCTGTCAATCTTTGTTTGCTCAACAGCTTTGAGCCCTGGTATACCCAATGTATCGACTGAAACTTCTGCAACGATATCTTGTCCCTTCATTTCATATACCTTGTTTTCGATCCTGCCAGGATAATGAATCTCTTTTCGGAGATATTTCACATTATTCTTTTCAAATGTCCATGCAAGCTCCTGTTTCTTTGGCTCTGCTCTTACATTGAAGTCGTCAAGTTCTGGATAGTATATACATGGGCTCGTGTCCTCAATTATGACTGTTGAGGGTTCTTTTGGACTATTGAAGCGTGGACCAACACGCAATTTGAACAAAGCATCTCCATTGTATGAATTGCCCAGAGCAGATTCATAGCATTGAACGTCCATGTTATTTTCTTTCCAGAGCGCATCGATGAAGTCTTGATCCCCTTCGGGGACCTTGACAGTTACGGGTTCGCTAAATAGCATGTCAGCAACTATTTTAGTTATAAGCCCAGCAAAGTTGACCGCCACATATCTGAGTCTCGAATATGTTTTGTTCCAGTGCTCATCATCTATCTTTATATTAAAAGCAGCAAAGTGATTGCCCAAAAACAATCTCTCGTAGTATTCGTATGATGTCATGCGATCTGCATCTCCTGGATAGGGGAAGATATTGTATTTTTTAGACAGATCGATGGAAGGCTTTTGATCCCCATTAGCATTTGCAAGGGGGATAGTAGGGGCCTGTACAGTGGATAGCTCTTTTGCTTCGTTAGGCATGTCAATAAAAGTATAGCACTAAATATAATAAAGTATCTACTCACTCATTGTACTCTACATCAATATATTATGAAAAGGGATTCGTTGAAAAGACCCGAACCGTCGGCTTATTATGCTTGCGCATCTGAAGTGCGATAAAAGCAGCAAAGAGCGCATCGTCAAATTTACCATCGGCGTGTTCACGTTTACCGTTATCTTTTCTCACAAACGTCTTCATTTCCTTTAATGTAATAGCTGATCTGATCTTTAGATTATCCTCTTCGTACATGATGATGTATTCGTCGATCACCACATCTCTGGTCTTTGTGTTGGTATTCCATCCAAGCTTCTTGGTCCTCTTCTGAGTTTTCTCGTCAATTTTAGTCTCGTAATAGTAGTTTGAATAGATCTTGGAAAAGAAAAGTATTGTGGATAACATATTATTTTCTACCCCTACGAATGCTTCATTGTAGAAATATCCCATATCAGCTGTGATTTGAGCTAGATCGTCAGGGCGGGTTTTCCCGTAGTATTGAGCACACTGTGCGAATTCGCCATCGGACCATATGTCAGTTACTCCAAAGTCGGCTCCTGCACCATCTGATGGATCTACCCCACCAAGATACTTAGCTTCGGGTTTTGGCATTTCCCAGAATCTCACACCTTGCTGGTGGAGCGCTTTGACCTTTTCTATCTTATTTGTGAGCGTTTCATCAGAGTACATTGTGGATAACTCCGCAATACATTGCTCGATGGTCAGTGGTGTAGCAGGGACTTCCTTCTCTAGTTTCAAACTATCAAACACATTTCCCGACCCAGATTGGAATGCCTCAAGTATCGTAAGTGGATATTCTTGCATAAACAGCTGTTCCCCCGATAGTCCGACTCCCGATTGTCCTTGTGCAAGCTCTCGAATTTTCCATCGTCTCCATAATAGTTGCCCGTCGGTGACAGAAAGCCCGTACTGGTCTTTTGCCGTTTTTATAATCTCATCTTCTTTCTCGGTCCTATCTTGAAGTTCTCCAGGCAGCGAATATTCTTTATTGTCTACCCACGGATAGAAGTACGTTTTATATTCAACGCCTTGCGGATTTGGATTGCTATGAGCATCCATATAGAAGTCATAGAACTCATTGAATCCATTTGCTGTCGTTTCTTCACTTATTCTCCCATCAATTGGGACTGTTTGTTTTGATCCTGCATTAAGTTCTGATCTGTCCTTATTAAATGCCGATTCTGTGATGTGTAGATTGTGTACAGTGCCTCCTCGAAGCTTGAGTGCTACGTAGATGCCACTATCAAGCGGAACGCCATCATAGCGGGTAGTAAATTGAAGCATTCTCTTGGTATCAGACTTTGTTGTGGGTTTAATGCTTTCGGGTAAGTATGTATATGCACGCTTTACTATCTCAAATATTCGATCAGCGGCTTCTCTTTCATGGGCAATGATTGCGCTTGTGGTCCCTGGGACCCACAGCGACTCATCAAGATAGTCAATACAATAGAAGGTAGTGAATCCGAATTGTCTAGCTTTGAGGATCAGGTTGCGCTTGTGGCTCATCCTCTGGACCACGTGTTTCTTCTGGACCTGGTTCATCTTGAACTGGATCAGCTCCCCCTCCTTGGTCTTGATCTTGTACAAGTGTTCCATCCTCCACAATTTGTTTTGCAACAGCTCGTCCAAATTCATCATAATCAGTTTCTAATTTTTTAAGATCGCTTCTTACAAGAGCTTCTCCATTTGCTCCCGTGATTTCCTGTCGTGGGGCAAACGGATCCTTCAACAGTCTTTCCAGTAGCCACCTATCATCACGAATGCGACGGGATTTTTTGAGAGCCCATTGACCCTTTAGTTCCAGCATTGTGGCGGCAAATTCATCATCTTCTTTTCTCCAGTCAATTATGGTGTCCTCGCTCTTTCCAATACTATCTGCTGCAAGGCCCTGATTGGGGAGCTCTGCATAATATTCAAGAAATCTTTTTTTTAGAATTCTTTTGTTTTTGTCGGGAAGGCTCTCCTTTTTTTCGATAGTTGGAGTTTTCCGACTTTTCTTTTTCAGATTCTTTTTTGTCTGGGTCATATAATTCGACTGAAACTTCTAGGACCTCACCTACTGGCACATCTCGAACCAGATCGGCGATTATATTCTTCTCATACTCACCTACAAAATATTTTACTACATATCCTCCATCGATCCCTGGACCCGTGATATGCATCTTGTCGGCGTGGAACGTGATCATGATTCTTCTGTAAAATGATCGGTCAATATTGTGTAACCATCCTTTTCAACTCTCACCATATGCTCATACATCGCACAATTCTTGCCATCCTGCGTTCTGATAGTCCAACCGTTGTCATCCATAAATCCTACTCTATCTTTGCCGTGAGTAGCCATCGGCTCGATACATATGATCTGTCCTTCAACTAGATCTGCATATTGGTTGTGCGGCTCGATTGTATTGTAGATATTTGGTGCCATGTGCATTTCTTTCCCTATCGTGTGGCCGCCAAAGTTTCTGTTGAGTGGGTAGCCATATCGGACGCTTGCCGAATATATAGCTTGCGTTATCTCCATTGTAGAAACGCCCGCCTTCACTTGCTCGATTCCTGCATACAATATCTTTTTGGTATACCGCATGAGCCTCTCGTCTTTGTTGGCTACAGTGCCAACAGCAACAGTAAAACCAGCATCACCGCAATTTCCTTCGGAGTCACGAACACCAAGATCAAGATTAACAAGATCACCTTCAACAAGAGGTCGTTCATCGGGGATTCCATGACATACAACATCATTAACTGATATACACGTACTAGCGGGGAAGGCTTCTTTTGCCCACGCAGGCTTGTACCCTTTATTATATGATGTTCCTCCCAGTTTAACGACCAGAGAAGCCGCCATCTCGTCTATTTCCTTTGCGGTGACCCCTGGATTTGCCATAGCCGCCATTTCTTTCAGTACTTGCGAAACTATCTGGTACGATTTCAAATGTTTTTTCATTGTTTTGTTGGTTGTAACGCATCTTGCGTTTAATTCTACACTCTCTGCATCGGATAGGAGCATCCCATCCATGTTCTTTGAAGAATTGCTGGTCCTTGTGTGGAAATTCAAAGTCGTTTCCACAATCCTTACACGTAATTTGTATCGCTGCTATTTCCATTGCTAAATCGTCACCCCCTTCGTTAGCTGCTTTATGTCATCGGTGCTGTACGCCACAATAGCATACCCGCCGTGATCTTTAATATCTTGTAAAAACATAGTTTGATAAAACGATGGTTTATTTGGCTTTATCTTGCACTCAATAGCAATGAATTTGCCATCCTCAGCAATGCCCAGAATATCAGATGACCCTCTGATTCCAGCTCGCCAAATTCGGTTGCTGGTGACACCTTTCTTTGTAGTATAGCTTGATTTGACAACCCCTGTATTATTTCTCCATACAAAGTGGCCCGAAGTGTTTAGAAGATTGAGACAGGCGTTGACCAGAGATTGCTCTGTTTGCTTGAGTACTTTTTCGATTGGATCTGTCTTTTTAGGTGACATGGTGTTTCTGTGTAATGTACGCTAGAGGTACATAAAAAGAATACCCCATCACCGACGCAGTGTCAATGGTGGGGCATCTTTGCTACTACTCATTGTCAAGGTCCATTTCTTGGTACTTAGCTTTCAGGTCAATGACTTCTTGATGTGTGAGCATCGAGAGCCCCATATCAACCTGCTCTGGTGATATTATCTTATTCTTCATAAGTTTCGTAAGATGCGCTTTTACCCATGCAACTTCGAAATTGTCAGCGGCAAGACCCTTGTCTTCTTTTGCCATCTCGGCGATTCCCTTGTCGATCTCTTCGATTTCTGCGTCGGTTAGATTATCGCCTGGTGGATCAATAGGTGGCTCTTGACTGACATCCTCCACTTTTACCTCTAAGTCTGGCATCTTGCTAAGTCCATCGATTGCTGAACTTGCCTGCTCAAATGACATTTTTGTAAGACTGTCGATTCCAAACTTCCTGTATAGAGCTTCGTTGGTTCGCCCCTTCTTTTTAAGAAGCATCGCAACGAGCTGGATTTGTTTTGGTGTCGCAACTCCGACTGATTTTGTGGCAGTCGTTGTCTTCGTCTGTTTACTTGCATCGTTTGCATCATCATCCTCGGCTCCCATATTAAGAATTGCAGCAAGCGCATATCGTCTGGCATAAGTGATCGCACTACCCATTCCTTGAGGAGTATTAGCTGTTGGACTTAGCGACAAGCATGACGTTATGTACTGACCAGACTCATGCAATAGCATGGTTGTTATCTCTGGAACGCCCGTCTGTGAGTTGCTCACAAGCTGCGTAATAGATAGCCCATTGTCAGCAAGTGGCTTTTTCGCTGTTTGAATATACGCATTGATGTCTGCGTACTTGGAATGAAAAAATGTATTTTCAACACCCTTTGTAACAGATTCCATCTGCGATTGAGCTTTGCTGAGAGCTTTCGCGAGATGTCCTATCTCGGGACTCATCCCGTTTTCTGGGACTTGTAATGAGTAGATCTGTTTCGAGATGGGGATTATTGTGTCCATCTCTGTGCCTGGCTTTGGCTCGTTCATAAGTTTTTATGCACGTCTCCCACGTGCTTATGTCAATTTATAATGTTTTGACATCAATAGTTTGTGCTTTCTTCAGCATCTTGTATATTGCAGCTCGGGTGTAATTCTTCTTCGTCTTGGGGCTGATATATCGCTTCTGTATCTCAGCCACAGTCATTCCAGCATTGTAATCTGTTGCAATGCGAATACAGGTATCAATAGTCTTCTCGGTTCTCTTGGCGTGTCCGTGATAGTTTATTTTCATAGTGCCTTTACTAAATCGCTAATTTGTTTCAGAATGATCTCGCTGTATGCTCTTATCAACTCTTTCTTGAGCGCTTGGTATTCTTTCTCGGTATTTTCATATCCCCGTGCGAGTTCTATTTCGTGTACAAGTTCAGCGAGTGTTTTAGTCAGCTTTTTCATAAGTTCATTATGTATGAATGTGTCATCATTGTCAACTAGTAAATTACTATAGACGAGACAGCCCTAGGTATAGGGTCCCAGGGCTGCGTGTCTAGCAGTAAGGTGGAAGCTATGGAAGGGGATCGAAACTATGTGAGTACGGACCAGGCATGCATCCGTTCACATAACTGACTTGGAACCAGTAATGGGTTCCGTTTTTGAGACCGCCTATTTCCTCAGTACCGTCATTTTCGGTATTAAGTAATGCGTATCTCCACTCACCATCTACCTCACTATATCGTATGTGGGCTTTGCCATATGATGGGTTTGTCCCCCATCGAATGGTTAGTTTTCCGTCATTTGATACAGGATTTTCTACCCAGATATCATTTACCTTCACAGGTGTCAGATCTGGACAGGATGGGGTTGAGTTGCCACTAGATTGTTCTGGCTCCGAAGGCGTGCTCTGTGGCACCTCCGTTGGAGTAGGAGTAATTCTAGGAGTCTCAGTTGGTGTCGGTGTTACCTCTTGCGTAGGTGTTGGAGTGACAGTTGGCTCCTGTGTAGGAGTTGGTGTAACTTCAACAGTCGGGACTGGTGTCACAGTCGGTGCAATTGTAGGTGTAGCCGTTGGAGCACTCGTGGGAGTGACCGTAGGCGTTGGACACACAGCTTTAACTTTTACTTGAGCGTTGTTTATAGTTGTCCCAGGATTTGGGTTCAAGTCATTCACGGGACCGTTTGCATACACATGGAATCCTGAGAAACCATCATTTGCTACATCGAGTGCAACTTCTGTGATTTGATATCCAGCTTGTGCAGTTACATCGATTCGCTCATCAGAAAGCTCGTAATTGATTACGACTTTGCTGTCTGCATAATCAATTGATTTTGTGTACGTGAAGACTTCCTCACAATTTGGTTGATTTGTCGCAAATACTCGTGCTACAAACATGAGTAACGCAGCCGCTACGACTGCTCCTACGACAATTTTTGCTGTTTTGTTTTTCATATTTTCACCCCCTTTGGTTCAATTCTAATTATGGCATATTCGCCATAATTAAAAACTGGTATGTGGAGGGGGAGAAAGGAGGCATAAATTTCTTTATGACAATCCCCTCCACATGTCAATTCTCAACATCATAATGCTCACATTATGATGAGGCTGTCCAAAAGCTCTCATCTGTGGGGCCTATACTCCCAAGCGTTGCGTTCACTTAGGTTTGAGGGACCCCATGAGTTTTCGCAACTCTCTACGAAGTCCCCACCACGCAAGCAGCCCCACAGATCATAGCTCCTTGTATGGTGGTAGGCAGGATTCGAACCTACGTCTTGCATTGTTCCTTTACTTTCAAGCTGATAAGACCCTACTTGCAAAGGGGTTGTTCCCAGCCCTGTTTATCAAACAGTATTCCAAACAACTCTCATCCTAACCACTAGACGACTACCACCGTACCAAGAGCTAATCAAGATTTATTTCTCCATCTTTACTAATTATCCACTTTGGCATAACCCAAAGGTCTATAATTTGTTTTTTGTACTTTGTCGGTAAGTCGCTATTTATAATCGCAATCAAAAACTCTTTCGTATGCTTATCAATTTTTATTCTTTCAAGTTGTTTTATCATAACTGCCTATTCTACTTATAACCGTACCAAGAGCTAATCATAAACCTTTTTTCATACACTCTTTGCAAACCTTACCTAAATACTCGTCATCACCCCTGCTCCAGCCTGTCTTTACAAACTTACTGTAATAATACGGCTTAAAATATTTCGGATTTTTCTTTTGTCTTTTTGGTCCTGTGTCACCACAAACCGTACACCTGCCTCTAATACTCGGATTCTCGTAATAAATATCCTTTTTCATAACTGCCTATGGTAATGATTTAATCTTCAAATTCCTAATTCTTTATTTACTCCAATGACATATTCACCAAAATCATCGGAATCCTTCGTATGCTTTTCACCATCAACAATCACAGCAACACACTTATCACCGCTAAATACTCCTATAAAGAAATCATCGTGTCCAAAGTATTCAAGCCCTTCTGATTCAGCATCTTGTGGGCTCTTGTGCTTCGTATCAGTAAAATTATACGCATAACCCCAATCAGAAAGGTTGCCAACAATTTGCGGAGCCACCGCCATATATGTATTATTTTTATCTATTATCTTCTTCACGTCTTTCATAGGTTATGATAATGATTTAATCTTCGCTTTCAATTTTAACTTTTTTAACTTCTCCGTGTCTTTTACACCATACTATCGCTGTCTGTTCCCCGTCTTCTACTGTAAATCGTAGAACCTCGTAGTCACATTGTCCTTCGTTCTTCTTCACGTCTTTTTTCATGTTCCCGTTTGTTTAGTTCCCTCTGGCTCAAAGTCCATAGGAATCAAATTTATATGACCATCACATTCGTATACTTTGCCACAACTACCACATTTAATATGATAAGTGAAGTCACTATCTATGTGCGTCAACTCGCCACATTCACAATTCAAATCCATGCAAACATCTGTTCCTTTCCATTGTATCCAGCCGTAAGGAGCTTTGTGTTTCTTTTTTAATGATGGGAATAATTCTTCCACGTCTTTTTTCATGTTGATTTAGTTAGTAACCGCTAAACGTATAGTTAGTTGCCTTTGTAACCCCTTTTCTGCGTGCCATATCAATAAACGATTTGTAAAATACTCTTTGTTCAAACGGTAAATACCTCCTGCCCTCCTTTGAATATTTTTCCCAACAACTCTTACACGCTGGTATTTGTACTATTGTTGTGAAAGCATCTTTTCCACAGATGCAGGTTGATTCTATTTTCATGTTGATTTTATAGTAAACTAGTTACTCCTCATAAATCATAGTCTTGTATCTAATCTCCCGACCATACTTATCAGGCGGAAAGGCTTGTGGAAACTTTGGATAAACCGCCGCCTTCTTAAACACTACCTTTCTTTTAACCGTCTTCATCCTTATAGGAAACCTCTCTTTAAGCCACGCATTGAAATACTTTTGTTTGAACATCTGGAACCAACCATCAGGATAAGAAAAGCTGACAGTCTTTTCCCTGTTTTCAACATATTCTCCCAATTCTTCTACCATTAGTCTTAATACATGACCATATTGTTCAACCATATTCTCTTGTGAAAGCTCTAAGGATTGTAGAGCGTGTCCTGAAAAGACGCTTGAAGCATACGACCTTATTCGCTCTAAAACGACATCCTTATAGACCGCACTTGTTGTGAATGGCATCTCCCCATCGTTCATTATTTTATTTTTCATACCTACTTCTGTTTGTAACTCTGTAATAATGTGATGATGTCGTAATGTCTCATCAATACGTTCATTTGTCCTGCTATAAAAGCTTGTCGTTTGTCATGTAACTTTTCTACGTCCTCTGGCGGTTCTATTACCTTTATGTTTTTGAGTAGCTTTTCCACCTCATCAATAAGCTGTTGGCGGTCACGTTTCAACAAGTTTTCTATAAAATCTATTAGTGGTGGGTGCGTAAACCCTACTTCCGCTAGTTTATCTTTCCACTCATCTTTTTTATGCGTGGTGTTTCTACATTCATGTTCTTCTTTCGGATTACAAATACAACAGGTAGCCTTACCACCATACTTTTCAAGTATATAGTTACAACAAGAATGTGTCTGTCCTTTGTGTGTGGTGTGTTTCATATATATTTCAAAGAATACCTCAATTTTAATAGCAATTCCCTCGTAGCTTCAATGTCAGATTGAGCATCATGAGCGTCGATGCTTATGCCATAGTGAGCACAAACCGTTGATAATTTGTAGTCTGGTAGTTCTACTGCACCGATCCATTCCATGTAGTGCATAAGTGGTAGCCCATCGATTGCTTTCCAGTTACAGTAGCTCCCAAAATAATCGTCTTTATTCTTCTTGAAGAAGTTGTACAGGAAATCAAGATCGAATTTGACATTATATCCAGCTGGATAAAACTTGTCTGTCCTGTCAAATTTATCGATATGCTTTCCGAAAAACTGGATAATCTGTCTATATGCCTGCTCTGGATCTTGCTCAGACATCACCTGTTCTTTTGTCAAGCCCGTCACTTCAAGGGCTCTTGGGTCTATATTCTCCTCCGAAAACGGCTTCATCCTGATATTGAGCGTGTCTTTCACGACACCGCTTACTTCCATCATTCCTGAGAATTGTATTATGTCATGACGCACTGGGTCAGTCCCCGTTGTTTCGCAGTCGAAGTATAGTATTTTCATATTTAGAATAATAGGTCGACCAATTTTTGTAATGCCTCTTTTATACTAAGATTTAGCAATTTTATTTCTTCTGATATGACCATCTTTTCTTGTTCTCTACTTTCAATTTCACGCATTGGGTTCTCCCAACCACCTTCTGGCTCATACTTTTTTATAATGAGATCTATTTTTATTTCTCTTGAAAAAATTGCCATATTATTTATCTGTAAATTTGTAATATAAGTGTGTCATTACCATGATCACGAGCAATAGTGGAAACGAAACCATAAGTGCTATTGCAATCAATGGAATCCATATGATGTCGAGCTTTTCGTTTTTTAACATGTTGTTGTGTATGGATTCGGATCATCCCCTATCTCGTAACTTGGCAAACTGTTGCACTTCTTGCATCCTGCTACCCATATGGCCCATGAAGAGCCGCATTTTGAACATATCCAGCCGCCGACGTTAGAGTGCTTCTTCTCAAACTGCTTCTTTGTCTCTTTAATGCAATCCTCTAAAAGCCTTGTAAAGTCTCCAACTATCTGATGTTTACAATCGGTAAACTGAAAGTCCTTGTACCAAATACATGTTTTATGAATCTCAAGTATGTTATATATTTTCCCCTCGGTTCTGGTTTTCATAATATGTATGACTCATCAGAGACTGATGAGTC